GATCAAAAAGGGTGGTGAAGGATTACTCACCCGTGCTGATGAACTCACAAAACCACTACAAAATGCTGGTAAAAAGGCATTTGATATAGTAGAAGGATTTAGAGCAGATCCTAGGCAAGCATTATCAGAAACTACAGACGCGGCAAGGAAAAGATTTATTGATCCTGTTGCCCAAGGTGGTAGTGATCTTCTAAAGTGGTTTTCTAATACCAAGTTCGGTCAGAAAGTTGGGCAGGGAATTGATGTTGCTAAGGGTGCATGGGACATCACTAGTGAATTCGCCATTGACAAATACAAAAGTTATAAGGAGGGTCTAGAGAGTTTCCTGAAGGGAATACAAGAATTCCCACAAACAGTTTCTACTAACTGGAATAAACTAAGTGATAATATTACAAACCTTGCTGCAAAAGGAAAAGAGTTTGTTGTTGATAAATTTCTAGCACCACTGAAGGCTACTGCAAAAGATCTAATTGAAGGGAACCCTGTTACCAAGTTCTTTATTGATAAATTCAAAGGTAAGGCAGGAAAAGAAGGTGGAGAAGGTCTCTTCAAGAAGTTTGTAAATATAGCAAAACCTGCAGTCCAAGGTACAAAGAACGCTCTTGATGCAGCGCCATTCAAAATTGGTCCTCTAGACATTATTGTCGAGACATTGTTTGCTGCAATGGAATTGAAGGCGGGTCAAGATCCTCGTCGTGTTGCACTAAAACTTGCTGGTTCTATTGCAGGTTTGGTTGCTGGTACTGCTATCTTGGGTGCTATTGGTGCTGGTACTGGTGGTATTGGTGCTGCTATCCTTGCTGGTGTTGTCACTGGTGCTACACAATGGGGTGGAGAATGGTTAGCAGATAAACTTGCTGATGTTATTGGCATTCCCAAACAAGATGTATCATTTATGGATGCATTCAATGTGGATGAGAAAAAACTAAATGCTGCAACTCCAGAGGATGATGTACCAGAGAGATCTGCAGGTGGTTTAGTTCGTAATGTGAAGATGTCTATGGGTGGATCTGTACTTGATCCTACCAAGACTGGTTCTTCTAACTTGGTAGTATGGCAAGCAGCACAGAAAGCAAGGACAGAAGCAAGGGCAGAAGGTCTTTCCCATGCAGAAGTTGAAAAACGAGTTGTTGCTGCATCTGAAGCAGCACTCCTAAAGCAGCAACCTGTTCATAAAAGAACATCCGAGACAGTTGAGAAGCAGAAGGACTTAGATAAAAAAGCAAGTCCTCCACCTCCAACTGAAATTGGTATGAAGGTATTGAAAGCAGCAGATCCTACTGGTGGTGCTGCAACTATATTACTGGGAGTAATGAAATCATTGTTCCCTAATGCTCTAACACCTCCTACACCACCAGATAAATCAGCCGCTTCTACCACTGACAGTGATTCAGGTAATAGTATTAGTAGTGGAGGTGGATATACAGGTGATCCTGGAACATTAGCAGTCAATGGTAGTGTCACTGCAAAAGGTGTTGACATTTCTAAAAAGATTATGAGTGACACTGGTGCTACTAAACAAGCAGCAGCTGCGATCTCTGGTAACATGGCACATGAATCTGCTGGATTTATACCTGGTATCAGAGAAGGTGGACCTTTTGGTAAGAACAGTAAACCATGGCCTCAAGGTACAGTTAGAAAGGGATATGGATGGGCACAGTGGACTAACTCTGCACCTGGTGATAGATATGATAAGTTCATCGCTTCTTATGGTGGTGACTATAATAAGATCCCAAGTAATGCAGACAACTACAAGTTCCTGATGTCTGAGTTGATGGCAGGTAACGGTGGATTTATCAAGAAAGGTACTGGCACATCTGGATCTTGGGGAGAGTTCAAGAAAAAGACTGACGTTGCAAATGCTACAGTAGATTTCCGTAAAACCTGGGAACGTGCAGGTGTAGCACATGATGGACCTAGAATAAAATATGCTAAGAGTTTCTTAGCAAAAATGTCTGGTGGTGGTAGAGTAAATAGTATTGCTAAAGCATCTCAGTCTGTTGCTGCTATTCATGAGAAGGAAGAGGAAGATTTGGTAGTCATTCCAATACCAAAGGTCATTCCAATGCCAATAAATAGAACACGGGGCACCAGAGTAATTGCTACAGTTACTGGAAAGGCCGATCACTCAATCAGGTTTGAGAATTATTGATGGCAGATCAAAAAGTCAATAAGGAAAAGCGTAAGCAAAAGATCAATTTCTACAAATTTGTAGGAAGGGTTGAAAGTCAACCTGGAATAGTTTCGGTAGGTAATGATAAAGTTGTTGAAGGTCTCAATAACTTAGGCACTTCTGTCAATGCTATTGCTTCTGAGTTTGAAAAGTTCAAAAATATATCTGCACAGAACTTTCTAAAACAGCAGAAAATTGAAAAGGATAATCAGAGAAGAGATAAACCTGGAGTACAGAAAAAGAAAAGAGATCCATTCGGTGGTATGGTTCTCGGTGGTATTGCAGCACTAGTAGCAAAGGGTGCTGGTAGTATCCTAGATCTACTCGGTGGGTTGTTCAAATTATTTGTTCTAGTTCCACTGATGAAGTGGATGAGCAAGGAAGAGAATCGTGAGAAGTTACAAAAAATTATTGCAGGTATCATTGGTGTAGGTAAGTTCCTATTCAATGTGACTACGGGTATCGTAATGACTACCCTAGATTTGATTGCTAAGTTTACTGAGATGCCTTTCTGGAAGGAGATCCTGAAGGGTGGATTGTTCTTGATTGCATTAGGAACAGGATTCTTAGCATTCAAGAAACTATTTGGCGGCAAGGCGATCAAGTTCGTCGTCAAGATGGTCTTCAAAGTATTCAAAGGTTTCTTCAAATCTTTGGTGTGGTTTAGTAAGAAGTTACTAAAACTTGCTACTTCTAAAGGACTGAGAAGAGGATTAGGTAAACTATTTGGTAGTAAAGCTGGTAAGGCATTGCTATTCAGTGGTGCTATCGTTGGCACTGGTATGGCATTAGATGCCATGAATAATGATGGTGTCACTGGTAAGGATCTGCAACAGGCAGAAGAAGATCTAACTGATCAGGAAGATGAGCAGGAAAGTGAGATTGCAGGTCTTAGTCCTGAGATACAATCAAAATTAGATCAACTAACATCAGCGTTTGGACTTGCCACAACTGCTGCAGCAGGAGATACGCGAGCGGGTGGACCAGCAGAAAGTGTTGGCACTACACAAGAACCAACTGCACCAACAGGACAGAATGCAGGAAGTCCTCAACCTGCTCCAGAACCACCTAAAAATCTACAAGAATATGCAGGTCAACAGGTAGGTAATATTGGCCGCGGCGTTCAAGAGGCTATAAAAGATCCTAGGCAAGCAGCAACAAATCTGAAAGAAGGTGCTATTAGTGCTTTCAATTCTGCTCAGGCAGGGTTTGGAAATATTCTTGGTGGTAGATCTTTCTTTGATCAGGGAGAGCAAGCTACTGCTATGCCTAAGATGGCAACAGGTGGATCTCTTCGTGGGTTTGCTAACGGTGGTATCATTCAAGGACCACAGACAGGGTATCCTGTATCACTAGATGGTGGACAGTCAACATCATTCATCGGTCATGGCACCGAAATGGTGTACTCAAAACCAGGTGGGTCTGCATTCGTTGTTCCTTATGACACTCCTGCTACTAGAGGTAATAAAGGTCTAACAGCACGTCGTAATTCTGAAGCACAACATGCAGGTTTCTTTTCTAATGGTGGTCCTTTAGGTAGAACACTGAAGGCATCTGGGGGTGCAGAGATTCCAGCAGAAAAGATTGCAGAAGGTCAATCGAAGAATACTGAAGAAAAAGCACCTCCTGCTGGCGGTGGTAAAATCCTAAGCGTACCATATTTCAACCAGAGATCAAACAAAACTGATGCTCTAGGTACTGGTGGAGACTCACAATGTTTCTCCACTTCTGCTGCAATGGTTGTCTCGGCAATCTTAGGAAAGAATGTCATGCCTGACGAATATAATAAGGTTCGTTCGCAGCATGGTAAGTCCACTAGTATGGGAGCACACCCACCAGCAATGAAAAAGTTTGGTGTTCCTGCATCTGGTGGTGATTTTGGATCATATAAGGCATATAAATCAGCAATCAATGCAGGTAAACCTGTTGTCCTAGGTCTGCAACATAACAGTGGCAGTGGTCACATGGTTGCTGGTATTGGTTACCGAGGTAATGACATCGTTGTAAACGATCCCTATGGAAAACTGAACCCAACTCCCAAGGGTGGATGGGCACAAAGTAATCTCACTAGTGCATCAGATACTAAAGGTAAGGGTGTTGTATATCCTAAGTCATTGATGGATGGCATCTGGGTTGACCGTGGTCCTGGGACTGGTAGGATTGTTGTACCTGGTAAAGGTGGTGTTGCTCCTGGTGGATCAATCAATAGTGATGTACAAACTACAAGCGAAACATCACAGGATGGTGGCACAAACTCTACTGGTGCTGATGTAAAACCAAAAGAGTCTGTCGAGTCATTGCTTGCTAACCTGGGTAACCTCTTACTAAAGGGTGCTCATTCAATTGATGGTGATAAAAAGTATGGAGGTGGAAAACTCAATGCAGCTACATTCGGGGGTACAGAAGATGGATCTACTGCAGGTCCTGGTACTGAAGCTGGAACCAGAGACTCTGCAACGGGAGAACTAGCAGGTGGTTCAACATCAGTCAGTGGTGGATTTGATAAGAAGTTTGCAGCACTGCTAGGTAATTATGAAGGTCTAAGACTAAAGGCATATGCTGATGCTAATTATGGGTGGGAGATTCCTACGATTGGTATTGGTGCAACTTACTATCCAGAGGGATTCCGTAAGTCTGGTAAGGTTCAGAAGGGTGACACGATTACTGACGATGAAGCATATTGGATCAAGTCTAAGCATATTATTGAGCACCGCAAGCGTCTCACCGATGAGGTTGGCAGTGACTATAATAAGGCACCGAATAGAGTAAAGGCAGGACTAGAGTCTGTAGTCTTCAACTATGGATCTTTGTCTGGTGCTGGTATAAAAGATACTGTGAAACAGTCACTGAGCAGTGGTAATTATGCCCCAGTTATTGATGCATATCGTACTAGATTAGCAAGTCATAACGGTGGTATCAATAACTGGCGTCGTAATGATGAAGCAGGTGTGATGGAAACTGGAACTAGTAAGCGTGCTGGTATTTCTTTTGCATCACACGGTGGACCTATCAAGTTAGTCAAAAGTCTCTCTGCTGGTGGTACTCAGCAGAGTCCAGCATTCAAAAAACAATTCCAACAACAGATGATGCAACTCAAGCATCAAAGAGATTACATTAGGGCAGCGATGAGCTCACCAGTAGGACCAAAATCACTCGGGATGTTCAAAGATCCTCGTACTGGTGGTCTAGTCAGTGCAGCAAATTTAGAAAATCAATATAGAGCGTACAAGCAGAAGGAACGTTCTCTGGAACGTTTGGTAAAAGGTGGCAGTCCTGAACCGAAAGGGGAGGTAGTACCTGCAAATATCAAACCTCCTACTGTACAACCACGGCAAGTACAACTTCAAACTAATAATGTTGCTACAGCAAAGAGTGCGGTAAAAACAAAACAGAAAACAGGAGCAGCTGCCGCAATTGCACAAACATCACAGCAGAATCAAGCAGCACAAAAACAAGTACAAGCAATGTCTAAACCAATACCAGATAAACCAGTCAAAGTTCCTATCCCGAAAGGTGGCGACGGTGGTCGGTTATCTAGTGATGATATATACAATTATCGTCCTGGATTTGGTCTGTTTGCTGGAGGTTTCTGATGGACGTAAAAGGAGGACAGGGCACAACGGGTTTTAGTCTTGAGATTGAAGGCGTTGCAGGACCAGATAACAAAACTAATAAGTTTGATGAGTATGTAAACGAAGTTAGAATCATGGAGGGGATTGATTCCCCTTCTATCAGAGCAATTATAGCATTTGATGACTCTGGTGATGTCATCAGTAGATTAGCAGGTGGTGAAACATTCTTCCTTACATTAGAAAACGATGTTAGTGGAAAGAAAGTTGAGTATAATCTTCAACTTTATAAGATCACTGATCGTGTTAGATTTGAAAAACGTAACGTATATAATTTACACCTCTGTTCAGAAGAGTTTCTGAGGAATGAACTTGTCAATGTATTTGGTTCATTCCAAGGTAAAAAGACTGATGATTATGTTGGTGAGTATCTAGGTTCAGACTATATCAACACCGACAAAGAGTTGTATTCAGAACCAACTGATGAGAAGTTTTCTTATGTTTGTCCAAACTGGAGACCATTCAATGCTATCAATTACCTAGCAGAGAAGTCTCTTCGCAAGAAACAGACAGGTAAACTACGTCAGAGTGGATATATTTTCTACGAGAATACATCTGGATATCATTACATCACAATCGATGCGATGATTGAAGATGCAAATAAGCAGAAACCGAAAGGCGAATCGAAAGGTGCTGGTAAGAGACCACTACCACAACTGTATTACTATGGATATGGTCAAGCAAACCTGCCAAGTATGGCAGAAGAAACTAAAGACTTTATTATCCAAACGATTTCATTTCCTAAGTCTTATAACCTGCTAGAAAATCTCAGGCATGGTACATGGGCAGGATATACACAAGGATTTGATCCTGTTGATCTTGCTAAGAGTTCTAGTGGAGATCAATCAGGCGATCTACCATTAGCATTGGATGAGTATGCTATTAGAAGAAACTGGAAAGACATGTCACATGTCAATCCAAAAGGAAAACCACCATTTGATATGAGTAAGTTGGCACCTCAGGGTGAACCATCAATGGTTGATACTCCTAGACGAGTAAGACTGAAACCAGTCATGACTCGTGGTTATGGCAACATGGAGAAGAAAGAATCTAAACAGTCTGCTCCAATTGGTGGACAGAGTGTGAAGTCTATTGTTGAAGCAGGATCATACAATTTCCTAAGACTGAAGAGTCTTTTATATCAACAACTTCAAGTTACTGTACCAGGTAACTTAGATTTGATGGCAGGTCATGGTATTCATATCACGATCCCGAAGGCACTACCAGACAAACCAAACAGTACAAATATTCCCACAGACCAACGTTGGAGTGGTCTTTGGATCATTGCTAGTGCTGAGCATAAGTATCATGATGGAAGAATGATAACGATTCTTCTATTGACTAGAGATTCTACACCTGATTCTGGTGGTGCAAGTTCTAAAAATAATGAGAGTACCGCAACTATTGCTGGTAATTCTAGTGGTAGACGGAAACGTAAGGGACGTGTTCGTAAGAAGCGTAGAGGACTTAGACGCCGTGGTGCAAGACCTGCCGTTGGACGTGGACTGGGTAGCAGGAAGAAGAGACGGCGGAGATCTAAAAAACGTGGTAAGAATGTCAGCAATCTCGAAAGAAGAAAGCGGCGTAACAAGAAGAGGTCTACGGCGGGACGGAGAGCGATCCGTCGTAAGGATAGAAAGGCACGGAGAAAGAATCGCGGTGGCCGCAAGGGTTCTGGAGGAACTCGTACTAAGAAACGGAACAATAAGAAGAACAAGAGACGCAATCGTCGGCGTAAGAACAAAAACCGTTGACACTAGAGGGTATCAATATTATACTAAATAAGTACATTCCCTCAGACGTATTTCTATGGAATCAATTGAAAAGCATATTGAAAAGGACAAGGAGATCCTTGACAACCCTCTAACTTCACCTAATCAACGTCGCCACATTGAAGGTGAGTTGCATGAATTGGAGGAGTATGCAGAGCATCACAAGAAAGAGATTGAAGCAGGCGATCATCATGATCCAACCTACCTAGAACTATTCTGTGACGCAAACCCTTCGGAACCAGAATGTTTAGTATATGAAGATTGAAGATTATGTTCTAGGTGTTTGGGATAATATTGAGCAATGTTCAATGTATCCTACAGAATTTTCTAGAATCATTGTTGAATGGATCAAGATCCCAGACGGATATGAATCTTGGCAATGGAAACATCCAGAAGGTAAAGAAAATGCCTATCGCCATACCTTACACAAATTCGTAGAGTATGATGATGGGTCTGTTGTTATGGAAACTTATAACACAGATTGGACAAGAA